GAAAGACATAAAGTTTCCAAGCGGAAGCTTGAATCTTGTAACTAAGGTGTTAATCGCATCTGAGTTCAGGGTTCATTACCCAGCGCCAAGCTTACTATAATCTGCGAAAGTGGATGATAGGAGAGAGCGTTAGAGGGTCACCGGGTTAAAGGTGATACAATCTAACGTAACTCTGAAATCCAAGCCCTTCAAAAAAGGGCAAGGAGAACTTAAAGCGAGAGTCTGCCCCCCTCCTTCGGGAGGATAGGGAGTTTATCAGAGCTTGTAAGTTTTCTTCAAAGTGATTTTGAGCTTGTCAAAATTACACTTACTGCCAAAATATGAAAATCCGAAATTTACTTATATTTTCTCTGTTTAGAGAATTTTTTAATATAGAATGAATTTCTTACCCAACATCTAGATGATGCAATGGGTGGGGTTCTCACTTCCCCCTCTTTCCAATTGGAAGGAAAGGGTTGATATTTCATCGGGAGTTCAGTTCACGGAGACTATTAGTGTCTCAATTACTGTTCCCTAGATATTATCTTGGTGTACGATGTATTTCGACAAGGTCAGATGACCAGAAAAGGCAACTAGAGAGTCGTCAGAAAGAGTTTCTTTCTACGGTAATCGAAAAGCAAATTACTCTGTTTAATGATTTGGTCCGTAGAAATGCGGGTCGGGGTCTGATAAATCACTTGTTAAGGGTGATTCGATCAGTCCTCCCCTCACTGGGTTCCGACACTGTTACTAGTGTAGTTTGCTTTGTGAAAAAAGTTCACCATCTTTGACGTGGACAAGGCTTTTCCGGTACTACTTTGTACCTTAAAGCAGCTCAGGTTGTTTTACAACAATCTGTAGCAAAGTATCACGTAAAAGATATTGGTGAACTTAAAGCTCGCCCCAAACGTAATCGCACTGGCCTTCCTTTAATCATTCCAGCTCATCATCGTCGTGCCATCCGTATGGGTGACATGAAGATGATTCAGCTGTGGATGACTTTACTTGGTCTTTATCGGATTTTATCCTTTAAAGGTCAATTAAAGTTATCTACAATAACAACTCCCTTTGAAGTTTCTTCAAAAGTGTTGTTGGAATGGGGTGATTTCTTACGAGATCACTTTTCACAGCTCTTTCGAGCTGTTGATATAAAGGTGAAGGTTCCTCGACTGGACCCGATAACTACTTCTTCCCCCACATCTTCTGTTCAAAGAAAGATGTTTGGGAGAGGTAAATCGGTTATTAGTACTCATTTATGGTCCTTATGACAAGGTGCCGTATTATGAGCTCAATCTGATTTATTTTCAGACATGAAAGAGTTTTCACGAGCTCTTTCAATGTTTGGAATTTGAAATCGGATCTTACTAATTGCCGATTCTAGTCCGGTCAAGGCTGATATGCGCTCTGATAATTGACGACATGTAACCACTCTATATGACCGTAACCCAACTGATACGGAGTTTTCCTTTTTAGGGAAGCTCTCGTTAAAGTTTGAGGCTGCTGGAAAAATTAGAGTGTTTGCTATGGTCGATGCCTGGACTCAATGATTAATGCGGCCATTGGCAGATTTAATCTTCTCAATTTTGAGACGATTACCTACTGATGGTACATTTAATCAAGTTGAGCCTGTCGATCGGTTAAAGGCTAAGCAGGTTTTTCCTGTTTACTCTTTAGACCTTTCTGCAGCCACTGATAGATTGCCTCTCTCTCTCCAGAAGATGCTTATGGCGTGAATTCATCAGATCTATTTGCAAAAATCAGATCTTGAAGAGTTAACTCCTGAAAGCATTGCTTTTGGTGAAAGATGAGGTAATATATTAGTTGGTCGGTTCTTTGTTCTTCAGTTATCCAAAAAAGATTTATTGAAGATGAAGAAACCGGATTCAGCACTTTATGTGTTGAAGTATGCAGTTGGTCAACCGATGGGAGCATTGTCCTCTTGGGCAATGCTGGCATTAGTCCACCATGCTATCGTTTCATGAGCCGCATACAGAGTTCGATTATACGATTTCTCAGATTATGCCATTTTAGGGGATGATGTAGTAATTGCAAATTTCAAGGTAGCTAATTCGTACCTTCAGATTCTTCAAGAAATTGGAGTATCTGTAGGTTTAGCGAAGTCTATTATTAGCAAGCGACGTTTTGTCGCTGAATTTGCAAAAAAGTTTTTTGTAGATTTAAACAGACCTGACATGGTCCCTTTTAAGGACTGTGCAGCCTGTTTTGCTAGTACTAGATTAGTTAAAGAATTTGCTGCCAAATGAAACATGCAAGAATCTGCATTATTATCCTTTCTGGGGTATGGTTATCGTTCCAAGAGTTACTACTTTTCTCGTGATCTCTATAAGTTAGGGATCCGAGAAAGAGTGCTATTGGTATGATTCCAGGCTCCAGGGATGGCTTTTTCTAGAAAATCGTGGGTAGAATGGTTATGGATGAGGAGTCATTCTCGTCAATGGGACCAGGAAAAGGCTCTTAATCTTAAAATAGCTCATATTTTGATTCAACTTTGTCTTGACAAGTTTGAATCAATTAAGAGACTATTAATTAAGTATAAAGAGTCAATCTCTTCTTTCTCTAAAGAAGCAGATTCGGCAAATCCTGTTTATGCGAAGGTGCTAACATCACGTTCTATGGATGTAATCCGTGAGGATTACGATTTAGTTCCATGGTATCGTATATTAGCAACCGCGCCTAACCAGATTGTTGATACTGGTCCACAAGTTGACGAGCATGGGAATATGCGTGTTAGAGGAACTTTCCTTAACATGCAGCTTCCCGATACTAAATGGGATGACGATGTTTTTAAATACCGGATCGACCTCGTTGGCCAAAAGGCAAGCCTACTCATGGAGTTAGACTTTGCCAAGATGGTTAATGATGTCCCTGGTTTTATAAACAAGTGACTGGATTGACTTTATAGGGATAAACCTTATGAAGCCATCCTTCCCATGGAGTATTGACCCGATTCACGGAGCAAAGAATTAGAGTTTGATGATTTTCAAGCTCTATACTCTGTTTTCGTGAAACTCTCCAAACCTATTTACGCGCAGAAAGGCGGGATAAACTTAGCAAAAACGAAACCCAAAAAGGGATTGATCGTTCGGACAAAGAAATTGGTTGTAGTTGAAGGTACTGATCGTTGATTAAGAGAACGTGTTCTCTTATTCGACTTTAAGTTCAAAAGTCGGATTCAACTTTCTACTACCTTTTTCACTGCCACTCTTGTTGATCCTTATTTCTCCTTTTTAGAGGTTCTCAGAAAATTCCTGTATAGTTCCTTCTTTAACCTATATATTAGTGTTATTTTTGGATTTATACTATGGAGTTTTCTGTTAACCTTACCTGAATTGGTTCCCGCTACTTCAAATGATTTACCTCTTTGAGGTTGATTATTTATTGTGGTGGCGGGGATGTTGTTTTTCAGTCTCTTAACCATTTTCTTCTCTGTGTCTGTTAAAGATGCAGGGACGTCTATGGATTCTCTGTTCTCATCTCGCGGATCTGATCCTATAATTTCAGTTTCAGATGCTTCAGTTTCGACAGTTAATACTGTAGAATCTGTGGGCTCTGATCCTTTAATTAGTGTATTAGATCATGCGACTGAGACCGAGGATATGAGATTCTGAATAAGAACACCCTTTTCAGGTGAGCTTTGTGAGATCGTGGTTAATTCGGAAACCCTACAGAACATAGGGGATCCATTTTATCCATGGTTTACATTGTTTTAAAAGGAGACATATTGCTAGACGGTCCAACGGTTTAATGTTGAAACGCATCTGAGCGCCAAGCTCCTCTCTAAAAAGGGTAAAACCGGGTGGGAGAG